GGATAATCATCCGAAGATGGTTATCCCGGTTCTCCGTCAGGAGTGACCGGACCAGTTAAGGACTCTAGAAGGTGTGATGGTTTTACATCTTCACTAGATTCCAAAAGAGGGCCTTGCAAGCACCGCGAATCATTTCGCTGTCCTCACAAGACACCAACTGGTAAACAGGCTTGAGTGCAACCAGAGGTGGGACTTTCGTAAGGTCACCACCCTGCAAGAACTCGCGCCACGCCTTGTTTCTCCGCACAAGCCGAAGAAATGAGTGGTATTCCCTCCAAGGGAACTCCGTCATTTCAAGATCTTTCTCAGGAGAGCCATCTAACAGAGAGTCTTTCAGACTCTGTTCGAAGGTCCTTCTGCGGTTTGCCGTTGAAACATCCGAGATCAGTATACCTTTCAGTCTTTTTGCAAGGACCGAAGGAACTGACACACCGACCATTCCGTCGCCACACGGCGCACAAGTTGATTTGATCTTCTTGTGAGCCATGAAGGCGTAAATCTCCCGATTCGTACGCGTGTTCGTCTTCATCGTGGGGTAATCTTCGGTTTTTCCGAGTCCTCCCCACTGATGTGAAACATCGATGGATTGAGGGGTCTTCTTCAAGACCTCTTTCGCGTACTTGACAACTGTAGCTTTTGAAAAGCCGAATTCAGACGCGAGGCTCAAGCTCCCGAGTTGGGGATTTCCACAAACTGTGAATCTCCCAGTCCTCTGAAGTACGAGCTTCCCGCTTCGTTTGACTGTCAAAAGCTGTGAATTGATCGAACCGAATTCAGCACTGTGGTAGCACTTTCCCACTGATGGGATTAGGCCCATAGATGTCGTGATCCTCTTCCAGGCATTGACCTTGCGGTCCATTGGTTCCCGGAACAGGATATCATCGCCGTTGATGAAGCACCGAACCTCATGTAGGTCCTGTCTTCTTAAACAGGCCACTGTGGCTGCGTTAGCAACACAGAGGACTGGAAAGGAGAGCAGTGAACCCATAAGTTGGCCACGTGTCTGGATGACGTCGTCAACACCAGTCCATTTCGGATAGGTGATTCGATGCCGTCCTGCCTCCCAACGGATGTAATGGCAGAGAGACTCATGGTCTTTGAAGACCTTGATTAGCTCTCCCACTACAGCCTGCATGACATCTGAGTTGAGGTGGTCTGTAGCCGAAGCATAGTCGCCCGATAGGAGTTTTCCTTTTTGGCAATCTAGCATAGGCAACATTTCCTCAATCGTCTTACCCTGGGTCAGTCCGAAGCATTCGAACTTTCCAAGTGCTTTCCACATCGCCTTCTGAAGAGGTTTCAACGCCCAAGCAATGGGTTGAGACTTCGTGATCGTCCGAACCTTGAGGGGTTCAGCAATCGCGTGAACTTCGACAACATTCTCCACGTTCGGAACCGAAGGGAACCGATACGCGAAGGAGGGTTGGTCCATTTTGTCTTTCAAGACGGGAATTACCCAAGATTCGGAACAGAAAAGTTCCTTTTCCGAGTTTATTCCCTTCGAGAGAAGACAACACTGGACATTCTTCTTGTGTTTCTCCGTCATTATCGTGGTCAAGACCTCGATGAAACGGGTAGAAGAACCCTCAAAGTGGAGTTGATCAAAGGACTTCTGGCATGTATCCGTACCGCTGTAGCCCATCTCGAGCCTTTTGAAGGTTGAGATTACGGCCCTTACGGTATCGTTCTTCCAGTTGAATTCCTTCAGATGGACTGAAAAGTCAAATCTGCGAACGAAGGCCCCGTGCGAGTTGATAGATTGAATCTTATCAACAAGCCTTCCGAGGCCCAAATTACCGGACATGACTAGGAATTCGGATGAAAAGTTTCGTCCTTTTTCCTCCAACTTGGCCATGGGTACCTGGTAGAGGCAATTCGATTTCATGACGATAAGTTCACCGACGAGGTCGTCGGGCGAAGCAATCGTATCCAGAGACTGAAATGCGTCGTCAAACTGAGTGATCAGTTGGCCATGGTAACCATCCCAATGTTGTTGCTCAAAGTTCCTGAAGTAGACAGAGTTCTTCAGACCGAACTTACTTTCAATGTTCTTCGTAAGTTTATTGGTCAAGAAGGACTTGCC